GACCGCTTTCCTGTTTTGATTTGCGAACGGGAATACCTTTTGCAGTTATCCATTCCTCAATAGATTGCCACAGGAATTTACCGCCATTGTTTCCTTGCCTTGTTCTGCCCCTGCCTTGGTCTGCCCATAGGTAGTAACTTGCCATTTCGATTGGTACGGTCACTCCGTTTGCAGTTTCTTGAAAATCTAAAACCTTTGTTTCACCAATTAAATTACCTGTGGCTTTCAGTTTCTTTTGCCGCATGTCATCTTTTAACGCATCAACTAAACGCTGTGCAACTCCAATAACAAGGTCAGCAAGTAATGAATTAGGCATGGGGCTGTCGGGTATCCCGAACTTATCCAGCAACCCTTTGTTGATTGCATCCAGTTGCGCTTTGGTAATGTTCACACTTATAAAAGTAGAAACCCCGACACAATGGCCGGGGCTTCATCCGTATGGGATTTGCACCCATGTCCTCACAAAAGTGAGATGCTACTCAAAGGCAGTATTCATTCCTGCTTACACCAACGGTATTTCAAACTTACAACATTTCTTGCAAAAGTGCAATCTTATAAACGGTGCTATCTTTGGCAGACTTTGCCGACTGCGCTGCCGTGTTGAGCCGTTCAGTCCTTGCCCTGTCTTTTTCGGTTTGAAAACTCACAGCGTTCAGGAACTCCACAAGCGGCATATTCAAAAAGAAATCCCACTTGGTGCGGTCACCACCTGCGATGTTGTCCACCATTTTCAGCCAACTGATGGCGGGGCGGTCTTTTCGTCTGCTATCTTCTTCAACTTCGCCACTTCCTGCTCTAAATATACTTGGGTAGCTTCGAGTAATTCCGGCAAGCATAGAGAAAAAAAAAGCGTGTAGGCGTATGCAAACGATATCGGCATCTTCTCCCTGAACTGGGTAGCAATCTTTTCAAAGTCATCTGTCTTGACTTCCTTGCGTTTGGGTGGGAATATCCGATAAGGAACGCACAATGCCGCCATAATCATGTGCAAGTTCTGCACCCATTTGTCCTTTTCAGCAAACAAGTCTTGCACCATGATAAATTGGTGGGCTTGTAAGTGGTGTTGATTAGCTGCGAATTTGTACAGCGTATTTCCTATGCGGAAGCTACCCACGTTCTTTGCGGTAGGTAACTCTGCCATGAATGCAAGTTTTGATAGTGCAGACGTGATGTCCACAATCCGCATCTCCTCTATTTCGTCCAGTTTTTTTCCTGATAAAATGGACAATGTTTTGATTTGATTGTCAAAACTCGGCTCGGTCAATAGCTGCAATTCTTGAAACTGCGCTATGCTTATTTCATTCCAATTCTTTGGTAATTTCATTTTACTATTTTGTACCACAAATGTATGGCTGTTGTTTTGATTATTTCGTATATGGCTATGGTTAGGACTATTTTCATATTATGACAAATACCCCTTTCTTATTCTTTTGGCTGCAATACCGGGCAAGTGCCAACGCACAAACAGCGTCATCGTGCAACCCTGATGGTGCAGAATAACGCAACCCGGTTGCCGTGTGTTCAAATTCAAAGTTACGCATTTCGTCTGCGATTATGCCTTCGGGAAATTTAATCAGTCCAGCGTGAACATCAGCCGTTAACTGCTCCATCATCTGTTGCTTTGATACCGATGTGAACTTCACCCCAACAGAACGAGGGCAATGCCGTTGTATTTTCTCCACAATCGGATCACCTACCCCCGTGCTATCGATTGCCGCAGGGGTGTTGCCTACAACCCTGATGATGTGCTGTTCTGTTTGCGCCCAGTCCTTTTGAAAGCGGTCAAAGTAGCAGACACGATATTCGGAGTCAAGGCCAATGATCACTGTGTAATCGCTATACTTGGCAAGGTCAATGCCATACCACTCAACAGGTGCGGTGGATAGCGGTGCAATGCACTGCATAATGTAGCTCAATCCAAACGGGTTGCTACCATCTTCGGTTGGCTCGGCAAGATACAGCTCACTGAATATGTGCTGTGGCAAATCACGTTTGGCCTGTTCAACTTCCTCTAATTTCAGCACACCAGCGTTTACGGCATCGTATGCGGTAATCTTAAAAAACCCGTAGTTCGGCTCACCCATCCTTGCCCGTTCACTCAACCTGTAACCCCAGTTCTTTTTGCCTTTCACGTTGCCGATTAGCTTTGCCTTGCCTTCGGTTTTGGTAAGGGTGGAACGCAGGGCATACCACGCATCTTCTCTCGCCCGTGTGAACTCATCAAACACCGCAGCATAGACATCGTCACCATACAGGTTGTCGGGTTTGTCAGCGGACTTAAATTCAATTATTCCCCCGGTTGGTAGGGTTAATCGCAACTTACTTTCGTTGATCTTAAAAAAGTCACGCACGGTCACTTGGTTACGCATACGCCTGAATGCAATCTCTGCCTGTTGGTACACAGGTGCAACCCACCACACCGACTGATTTTCTTTGAGCTTCAACGCCTGTTCAAACAGCCAAATGATGTGACTTGCTGTCTTACCAACTTTGGTGGCAGCAGCGGTCACGGTGTACCTATCGGGGCTGTCAAGTATTGCCCGTTGGTAATCCGTTACGAATGGCCGGGTGTAGCTAATGTGCATTGATAAAATTCCAATCGGTCTTTGTTTATAGCTTCCAAGTTGTGGTGTTCGTTGCAGTAAATTTTATTGGCTTCACCCCTGATTTTGTTTGCTTCGGGTTGGCTTTCCATTGCCTGTTTCATGGCTTTATACCACTCATCGGGTGTGTTCAGGCAGAACTTAACACCTGCATTATTCAGGTGTTGCAGGTATGGTTCAACTCCCGATGCGATAACGGGCAATCCATACGCAGCCGCTTCGATTATTTTCAATTCGGATTTGCAGCTATTCCACTCGTTTTGTTCCAATGGGGCTAACGCACAATCAAACAGGCGGTAGAAATTGCCGTACTCATTCGGCTGCTGTGCATGGCTGACCAACACTTGGGGCCGAAGCACCGGGTTGTTTCCATTAAATTTGTACAGGATGCTGTCCCAAATGTAGTTATTTGCCATCCAGCCGCACAAAACGAAGCGGACATTGTCATGCTCGTTGCAGATGCGTTCAATGGCTTCCGATAGTATCATGATGTCATTTGAGTGCGTAAGGCCACCCACCCAGCCAAATGTAAAATACTCCCGTTCCTGTGGGGTTGCTAACCACTGATCATCTGTCAGGTCAAGTGCGTTGGGCAGCACCTGCACATTGTGGTTGTACTTGGATATCTTTTGCGCAAGATAGTCGGTTGTGGTGGTCACACCATCGGCATACCTGATGCCGTCAATGATCTGCTGTTTCAGCTTATGCTCCCGGAAATACTTGTAAGTCGGGTGGTGTTTTGGCAATACCCAATAGTCGTCAATGTCCACGATGTATTTGATATTGTTCTTTGCCAAATAGTGGAGTATCTCGTAGTGGTTCTCTCCCAGCCACCTGTTGAAGATGACAAGGTCGTAGTTAGATAAATGCGGTATTCCATTGCGTTCAAAGTTTTGTGATATGCTAACCGTGATGTCATCAGGGTAATCGATTTGCAATCGTTTCAGGGGTGTATACAAGCGGTGGTATTCAACTCCACCCATGCCTTCCCAAAGGGCTAACACTTTCATTTCATCATCTCCTTTATTTCTGCAAATAGCCGCCTGATTTCGGGTGACTTGATTTTTAGACAGGCAACCCGTAGTTTGATTTCCCGCCTTTCTTTCGTGCGTTTCAGCCGCCTTCTTTGTGCTGTGTATTTCATTCGTATGTTTCTGTGAAGTATTCGTATGCGTTCAGGTCATCATCAATCATGGTGGCGTTGACCGCATCCATAATCTGTTGCCGTTCCATTTCTTTGGCCTTGTTTATTACCGCAGTTGCCTGTTCAATAGATAAACTATTTTTCAGGTTTTCAAGCAACCATTCAACTGCTGTCTGTTTATTGCCCATCCAGATTAAGTGTTATTTTTATTTCTCCCGTGACCGTCTGGTTTACGTCTGCCGTTTCCTTTGGTTTGCCGTACACCCTGCTCAACAAAGTTTCAATGGAATACAAGCTGCCCTTTTCAAGTGACTTCCGCATAGCATTGGCAATCGTCTTTTCAAGGATGGTGGCCTTCGGGTTCTGCCACACCTCTTTCAATTCGTCAAGGTCCATTGACAACATTGCCTGAATGGTGTCGTTTATTTCGGCTAACTTGTACCCCTGCTCTTTGAGTAGAGTGACGTACTTTTTTGGTCTGCCGTTGGGATTGGCAACCTCGCCTTTTTTGAATGGTGTTAAGTTTTGTTCGTTTGCCATATCTTCACTATTTGTTCACTATTTTCCACAAGTTGGACACATTTCTTTTTCTTCGGGTTCTTCTTTTATTTCGGGTAGGTCAATGCCCCATGAGATTAGTTCCTCTGCATCCCATTCGTTTGCCAATTCATCCCAGTTCCACTCACCAAAAGATACGTTGTCTTTAATCAAAAACTCGTCACGCTGTTTGGCTGTCCACTCGTCTGCTAAAATGATGGGAACTTCTGCCGCCCCGATGTCGCACAATGCCTTATATCTCATGTTACCGCCAAGGATTGTGTAACCCCCAAAATCAGAAGTGACGCAAACCAATGGCCGGGCTGTGAGCATTTCGGGAAATTCAATAAGCGACCGCTTCAATTTGGCGAACTTATCCGCATTGATTGTCCGAGGGTTATTCGGGTTGGGGTGAATATCTATGAGTTTAACCCACAGCATAGATGCGTACGTTTCTGTTGATGTGATTGTCAGGAACAAAACCGAACTGCTGCATCAAATAGTCAAGCCCTGCATGGCTGAAAATTGTGCAATGACCCACCTTTGGTTCAATGTATTCGTCATGTTCGGTCAGCCAATCGGCAAAGGAAGTTTCTATCATAATCTTGCTACCGGGGTGACACAGCTCTTTTATTTCGGCCAATTCTGCAAATGGTGCGGTCAGGTGTTCGATGACTTCGGTCAGGACAATTACATCATAGTGCTTTTTAAGGGACAAAACATCGGCATAATATCCGTTATAAGGGTCATAACCATCACAGTCAAGTCCAGCATCCTGCATAAAAGTAACCATCAAACCAGTTCCACATCCGTAGTCCAAAATGGTCGGGTTATCCTTTCCTGATATTTTGCGGATGCGGTCAAGCCGGGTTTGGTTTAACTCATCGGCATTGCGTTCATCTTCTTTGCCACCGCCCACCATGCCTGATTGGTCAAGTTTTTTGCAGAAGATGTTATTAAATTCGTCAGTGTAGTATTGCACACCACTTTTGATAAATGCCTTTTTGGCTACCTTACCCGTGATGGGTGATTTAGTTTTGCTCATATTTTGATTTCAATATCTGCGTTAGGTTAATTATTGTCCATGCACCAAACCCATTGTCACCAGTCGGGATGACGTTATGCGCAGTCGGGCATATTTCAACAACACGTGGATGCTTCATTACCTCGGCTATTGCATAGGCCATTGACTGGTTTCCGACAAATAACTCACAGCCCTTGATTATGCCGCACAACTCCGCAAAGTCTTTTACTTCGATGTGAGAAATGTCGGGCAGCTTGGCCGAAATTATGCGGTATTCATCGGGCAGCCCCACAAACTTTATCTTGTCCTGATACCTGCGAAGGATGGAATAATCAAATGTCGGGTTGTGGTAACGGGCTGTGCGGTTCAAAATGATTTGGTGGTTGCCTAATTGCCACACATCAAAGTGTATCGGCTCGGCAAGGTTGCAGGTCAGTTCAGGGTAGACATGAAAATACCACTGGGAGATATGCCCTGTGTAATTGTGAAACTTCCTGAATAAGTTGAAATTGTAGTCGCATTTTGCGGCTTCATCTGTGATTGTGCATTTGCCTATAAAGTCGGTAGACATCAGCAACGGAACGAGCATTTGCGCCATCTTTAAATTCATCTGCACCTTACCCATTGGGTGATTGAAATTGTATTGTGCAGGTACATCCACCTGTAAATAAAGGTGCACCTTGCTATCGTGCAACCGGGATGCTGCTCTCATTGCTGGGAGTGCATATATCAAATCCCCTGCGTTTCCGCCATGAATTATACTAACCATTGAGTGCCTCCCGGTAAAGTTTTTTCAAGGCATCAAACATACAACTGCGACACGCCGGGAATGGTTGGCCGTACAACTGCCTGTGAACTTCGTTTAATTTGGCATAGTACCCGGCTTCAAGTGAGTAGGTGCCGGTCTTGTTTATCCTCTCAATATGCGACTTCAAGTCAAGGCAAAGTGAACGCTGTTCAGGTGTCATATACGAGTCATTATAAAGTAACAAACACAGGGTAAAACAACCCCCATAGCGATGCCAGTCAATGTGATTTCAATTAGTGTCATAGGTATCTGTCAATTAAGGCCCCAAATATAGCACATAATGCACCATAAATCACTCCGTACAATCCGAATTCAACGGCAAACCAAGTAAGTCCCACCCACCACGATAGGCAGAAACCGCACTCAAAAGGTTTGATTGTTTTGCGGTAGCGGCTGTCCAAGGCATACACGAACGAAATCATCGGTGGGAAAAAGTACCTGGAAAGCAGAACGCACAATGCGGCCAGTCCCAAAATGTCAGTCATCGTATTCATTATATTTTTCTTTGATTTGTGTTTTGATTGCGTTTATGATTTGGCTGATTTCTCGGTAATTGATTTTGGTGTCACGGGCAATCATTGCCATGCTCTGTTTGTCTTCCCATAGCTGCCAAAGTTTTACCACATACCATTCGGAACGGTTAAAATGATTGGCAACCTCTTTGAAATTGACAGACTCCACCGCTTCCTGTTTGCGCCTGATGTGAGTTTCGTCATAGTCCTCGGCTTCCTCATCGTAATTTTCGGGCAGGGTTTCTGTGGTTCGTAGGAAGTCACGATAAAACTTTGTATAACGGTTTCCGTTGACCGCATTGCAACCCACCCGGACAAGGTAGTACACCAGTCCATTACTTTGGTGAAGTGATATAAGGCGGTCGGCATCCATTTCACAGCAGATAAGTAGAAGGTGTTGTTGTAGGTCGGCAGCAACATGAGACCCTATTTTGTTACAGAAGTCAGGAAGCCACTTGGAATTGGCTAACTCAATCAGTATCTCGGTGCGCCTGTTCAAGTTTAAGTGCGTGAACTTTTTTGAGCCAATCTTTGAATGACTTGTTATCCCCATACCGGGCATGGTCTCTCCTGCACAAAGCCATTAGGTTTTCAATTACATCAGCGTGTTTGCTTCCACCCATCCCCCGGGCTTCGATATGGTGAATGTCCACAGCTTGTGCGCCACACACCTCGCATGGGATGAAATCACTTTTGTCATAGCCGAAATGGTCAAGATATACCTTCGTATGCTTCTTCACTGCACAAAGTTTATTCGTAAAAGTTCGATATTCTTATATTGTGGATAACTTTGATAAAAATAATTTAACAAAAACTATTGCAAGTATAGAAAAGTATATTATATTTGCAGCATGGAAAACACTAAAACACCTTTTGAAATGGGCTGGATAGCCAGTCAGCAGTTTAATTACTACGAAACCGAAGGCGAAAATCCTTTTGAACTGAACTCCGATGACTTCAAAGAATGGGAAAAGGGATGGGCATGGTACATTACGCAAACCATTGAATGGGAACGTGACGAGCAAAGCGACATTGATTGGCATGAACGTCAGGAATACTGCAACGATTAAAACCCAAATAAATAAATATATGTTTAATTCAAAAACCCGAACCACTGCATCTATGCAAGTTCACACCACAGAGGATTACTTCCTTTTCAAATCAATTGATGGCAACAGAAATCTTAACCTGTTGCACCTTAACCGACTGCGAAAGTCAATGTCTGAAAAGTATTTATTTACCACAATTTTAGTAAATGAAAACTATGAAATCATTGATGGACAGCACCGCTTTGAAGTTATCAGAGAACTTGGACTGCCATTGCATTACATTATTTGTGAAAACTACGGATTGCCGGAAGTACACATTTTGAATGCAACCCAAAAGACTTGGAACTCGGATGACTATCTTGAAGGTTATTGCAAACTTGGTTATCCCGATTACATTAAGTATCGGATTTTCAAAAAGAAATATGAATTTCCGCACAATGTCTGTATGCCAATGCTTTCAGCTTTTAATTCAAATGCACACGGTTCAGATATTAAGGATTTTTACAACGGTAATTTTAAAATCAATAACTGGAAAAAGGCAATTGAAATGGCAGACAATATAATGCTATTGGAACCGCTTTATGCTGGTTATCGTAGGGCATATTTTATTTTTGCTATGCTTCAACTATTTGCAAAGCCACAATTTGAGTTTACAGAGTTTATTCAAAAATTGCGATTACAGCCAAGTGCATTGATTGACTGCCAAAGTTCAGCACAATATATCACATTGATTGAACAGATTTACAATTACAAACGTAGGGAAAAAGTAAATTTACGCTACTAAAATTTGGAAATCTAAAATCTTTGTTATATAATTGCATATCGGAATAACAGGACTTCAACCCCCTGCCGAGAAAAGAAGATGAAAAAAGAACTTTACCAAACGCCCTACACAAGTACTATGCGGCTGCAATCTTCCAGCCGGGTTGAACATAGGAAAGTGTGGGGCGTTTTGTTTATGATTAAATTACCAAAACGAATGCCGATTGACATCTGCGACAGATGCATCGAAGAACTTTCCCAGCAGATTGGAAAGTTGGAAGTTGACTTCCTGACTCACAAAGTAAAGCAGCACGTTTACGATTACCGCAAAATGAACCTTGATTTTGAAGTGCTGTATTGGAACCAATGTAAAAAGTTAACATTGAAAGGACAGCCGAATGAATAATGGTTGGATTAAGATACACAGAAAAATGATGGAACACTGGATTTATCAAAACAGCCAGTATTTCCATTGGTGGACAGATTTACTTATGAATGCAAACTTTGAAGATAAGAAGATACTTATCAAAGGAAATTTGTATGACTGCAAACGTGGTCAAAGTCTTTATTCATTGGACACTTGGGCTAAACGATGGAAGGTAGATAAAAGCAAGGTTCGTAGGTTTTTACAACTGCTTCAAAATGATGGCATGATTTTAATTGAAAACGTTTCAGTTTCGACACGGCTAACTATCTGTAAATATGAATGTTACCAAGACGAGCGAAACGCAGATGAAACGGAAGTGAAACGCAAACGAAACGCAGATGAAACGCAGGTGACACCAACTAAAGAATTAAAGAAAGATAAGAAAGAAAAGAAAGAAGAAGAAAATATATATAGGGCTTTTGACCATTTGGAAATTTCACGGCCTGAATTTGACAAACTGGTTGCAGAAGGTTGGTCACCTACGCAGGTAGATAATATTCTTGACCGGATTGAAAACTACAAAAAGAATAAGGATTACAAAAACCTTTACCGAACCGCACTGAATTGGCTGGCAAAAGAACCAAAGAAAGGAACAATACAAACACCAAAAACCTACATGGTGTTTTACAAAAAGCAAAACGATGCAGGCAAATTTGTGAACATGGAAATCAGTGTCACAGATCAAGGATTGCAAGAGCTGAAAAATTCAGGTGTTGAAATTTACCGCATTGTTGAACCTGAAATCAAAAACTTGGGGGGTGTTGTTTTATGAGCTACGCATTTTACAATATCGAAATACCGCAAGGTAAAACCACAGGTGAAGTTCAAACACTTTGCCCCCAGTGTAGCCATACCCGTAAAAAGAAAACCGACCGATGCCTATCGGTTAACCTTGATAAGAAAGCATGGATTTGTCACCATTGCGGATGGAAGGGTGCAATTATTGAACGCCCGGAAGTGGTGAAATACGAAGTGCCGGAATGGAAAAATACTACCGCACTTTCCGATAAGGTACTAAAATGGTTTGAAAGCCGCAGGATCACCGCAGCAACCGTGAACAAGATGCAAATCACGGAACAATCCGAATGGATGCCACAGGTCAGCAAGGAAGTGAACTGCATATGTTTCAATTACTTTGAGGATGGTGTACTTAAAAACGTGAAATACAGGGATGGTGCAAAGCATTTTAAGATGCACAAAGGCGCAGAACTTATCCCATACAACATTGACTGCCTTTCAACTGCAAATGAATTATGGATTGTCGAAGGTGAAATGGATGCACTCGCACTTATCGAAGCAGGAATTGAAAATGTAATTAGTGTGCCAAATGGCGCACAGCCAAACCTTACTTTCTTTGACCGCTTCATGCCTGCCTTTGACCACATCGAAAAGATACACATTGCAGTTGACAACGATGCGCCCGGTATTGAATTACGCAATGCCATTGCAGACAGGTTCGGAAAAGACAAATGTAATTACATTGTATTTCCCGATTGCAAAGATGCCAACGAGTATTTATTGCTGAATGGTGCGTTTGCCCTGCGTGATGCCTGCATGAATTTTTCCGAATTTCCCATGATTGGTGTGTTCGGTGTGACTGACTACCTGACCGAAATTGAAAACCTATACAATTACGGATTGCCGGAAGGTGCAAAAACCGGGATGGTTGGTTTTGATAAATACCTGTCATTTCATAAAGGTTATTTGACTACCATTACGGGCATCCCCGGACACGGGAAATCGGACTTTCTTGATCACGTTCTGCTTAAACTATTGCAAAGACACCAGTGGAAAGGTGCGTTTTACAGCCCTGAAAATAGACCAGTTGAACTTCATATCAGTAAGATGCTGCGTAAGTTGACCAAGCGGCCATTTATGGGGCAGCACAGGATGAACCAACAGGAAATATACGAAGCACTTTACTTGCTTGAAAACAGCATATTCTTTGTAAAACCTGAAAAGGACTTCTCACTTGAAAGTATACTTGCAAAAGTTGCCGAACTCAAAAACAGAAAGAATATAGATTGGTTTGTCATTGACGCATGGAACAAATTAGAGCATCAGTACGGTGAAAGTGAAACGAAATACATCGGGCAGTCACTGGATAAGATTGTAAATTTCTGCGAGAGGTACAACGTGCATTGTTTTTTGGTGGCTCACCCACGTAAAATAGGCAGAAAAGATGATGGAAATTATGATGTACCGAGCTTGTATGACATAGCCGGCAGTGCAAATTTTTACAACAAGACCGACAATGGACTTACAGTGTACCGAAATTTCAGCAATAACACTGTGGAAGTTCACATCCAAAAAGTTAAGTTCTCGCACTGGGGGGAAATCGGCATACAGAAATTTAATTATGATATTTCAACAGGATTGTATATTGAAACTAATGTTTAATTTACTATATTTGCACCATGAGAATAAAAATCAAAGCACCACAGCGCAACAGCCGCACAACATTTCGCCAAAGTGAAATCGACAGAATGAAAGAAGTAATCAGACACCAGCAAATCCGCATCAGGGAATTGGAAACCGTGCTGAAAGTACAGGACATTGACAAGGATGATGAGCATATCAAGGCCACACACCTTGCAATCAGGTCTGTATTTCCATACTATCAGCCCGAATTTATCAAGGTGAAAGCCCGTAAACGTGAGGTGTTGGAATTGCGGCAGATTTTCATTTGGATTTTGCGGCATAAAACCTCGTTATCGTTGAAGAAAATCGGTCAATTATGTGGTGGCCGTGATCATTCTACCGTGATACACAGCATTGAAACGGTGGACAACCTGATGACTTTTGATAAATCATTTGCCCGGAAGGTGGAAGCGGTAAAAAATGCTTATCAAAACTTTGCAGAACAGATTTAAATAACTATATTTGCACCATGTTAATACTCGATATATGCCTATCAGACCTCCCCAGTGAGGCAATCACTACCGCCAAGAACGGAAAGAAGTACATCAAGCTCGTATGTGCTGAACGCAAAGCCGAAGGAAAATTCGGAGAAACCCACTACATTGCCTTGTCGCAGTCAAAAGAAGAACGGGAAGCGAAGAAACCTGCAACGTATGTGGGGGGTGCTAAAAATGTAAGTTACAAAAATGTAACATCAGAGCCGAAAGTAAGTGCAACCGATGACCTACCATTTTGATGAAAGACCAAATAATTTACACTTGTCATCACATTAGAGATTTGCTGCTTGAAAAAAATGTCAAGTATGGAAACTCTGCACTGGAACCAGTGCGGGTTTTCTCAAAGGCATCCACAACAGAGCAGTTGTTGGTTCGCATTGATGACAAGTTGAGCCGCATCAAAACAACCGGGATGGAAGCACCCGATGAAGACACCCTCAATGACCTTATCGGCTACCTAATTCTGCTTAAAATCGCAACCAAAAAAGAAACGACTAACCTTGAATACAAACACAAGATATGACACACGAGGATAAAAGAAAACACTTTATTGCACACGCACGTAAAGGAATGAAGATGCAGGTTGTTGATGCCTGCAAAGGTGTGGCAAGTTATGCCACGGTTATAAAAGCATTGAACAATCCAAGTAAATATAAAAGCAAAAAGGAGCAGCAGGTAATTGACACCGCCTTTGCGTTGCTATGACAACAGAATACAGGGGCTTTAAAACTGTTGTATATTGGAAAGACCAGATGCTATCCTTTGAGCCGGTTCCTGATGACGAACTTGAAAAAACCCTGAAAAAATATCGGAAGAAAGGATTTAATGCTGAACCGATTTCGGATGACCTGATAAAAAAAATTGCAGAAAGTTTGAAAATATAAAAACTTATACTATATTTGCATCATGGAAACACAAATAAAAGTCACACACACAGGCAGCTACTCTGCCAAATTTGAACACGATGATGTCACCTACCGCATTGACTGGGAAGATGACAGCGACAATGTCTATTTCTTTCAGGAGTTCAGCCCGACCGCAGAAGGCCGGAAATGCGTCAGCATCCCGGCTGAAATTCTGCCAACCTTAATGAGGATTTTCGGCACAATCCACACGGACAATTTAAAATAACAAGGCAAAATCAAGACAAACACTTTAATATTCCAAGGACAATGAATGAAACACTAACCGCACCTATTCAGCCAAACGAGATTGAATGGCGTGTGCAATCAGTCACCAGCACAGGCAAAATGATTGTCGTGCCGTACATTAACAACAGATGCGTAATGCAACGCTTTGACGCTGCCTTCGGGCCGATAAATTGGAAATCGGAGTTCAGGGAGATAACCAACGGCTTTATCTGCCGATTGACCGTGTATTTGGATGGTCAATTTGTCTACCGGGAAGATGGTGCATCCAAGACAAACATAGAACCCGAAAAGGGTGGCATCAGCGATGCAATGAAAAGGGCTGCGGTGCAGTTTGGTTTGGGCCGATGCCTGTACGATTACCCAAAGGTGTTCATCGAATGCAATGAGAAGTATATTCCTGACTGGGCGCAGGACAAACTGACAAAGCTGGTGGAGTGGGTTAATCTCGGTAACTTCAAAGAGGTAATTATATTGAAGCCATGAACAATAAGTATAAACAAACTATTGACACATACACATCTTACTTAAAAGATGTCTATAATGGTGCATTAAATGACAATGAATTGATTGCCAAATATGGTGTAGGTTCAAACATTAAACACGCTTTAATCATTTGTGGTTATTCTGACAAAAATGGGTTGTCAACTATGACAAAACCACCAACGGCAAAAGACGCTGAAATAGTTAGAAAAACAAGACATGATTACGACACAGGCAAATACCGCAAACGCAAATATGTTCGTAAACCAGTAGTTCAAAGAACTGAACTTATTTTGCCTGTTAAAAAAAGAGAGCCACGAAAAACAAGTAAGCTGATGCAAATCACACCATCTTATGCAAAAGAGATTTCAATTATGTGGGGCTTAATCAAAATAAAACTATGACAGATATCGTGAATTTATTATTTGATGTAGAGGAAGGCAACGCATCCGCTTTGGATGCGTACTGCCACCTCACCCGGTTGGAAAAGCAAATCAAAGCCGCCAAAGAGCAGATACAATCCCAAGCCATAAACGAAGCACAGATGTACGGCAAGACTTTTCAGCACATGGGCTTTGAAATTCAGTGTCGTTCTGGTGCAGGTCGCTGGAAGTTTGACCACCTTGATGAATGGTCAGCTGCTAAAATGAAGATGAACACCATTGAAGACCTTGCTAAGTGGGCATATAAGTCCGAAGAAAAAGGGGTGTTGCCTGTTACCGATGATGGGGATATCATTCAACCTGCTGTTTATGTCGCAGGAAGTGACACCATTGCATTAAAGGAGATTGGTCATGCTGAATAGACGTGAAACCCCCAAGTCAATAGAACAATGGCAGCCACCATGCGAGGATGAAATAATTGAAGCACAGCCATACGATTACACCCAAATGCCTGATGACATTCCAAGCGTAGATGAATGGTTCAAAATCAGGGTGTGGCAGGATGAATTAAACGGCACAGCCCTGACAAATTAGATGACGCTTGGTTTGTTTTTGTATATTGCCCCTGTGGTTCTTGCATTCATTGACTTTTTGGTGGATGTTAGCAATCGCAGGGGCTAACTACTTTTATAGATAGATGACTAAAATTGAAATCGTCAAATCTATCATGCAGCAACACATGCTCGATGGGCAGCTGATGCTCCCAAAACAAACACTCGCCAAACTTATTTACGAACAAAACCCCGGAGTGTGGCCGAACGTGGATGCGGTAAGAAAGCAAATAAGAGCAGCCACAGGTTCAATGGGTAGTAATTCATACGCAAAAAAACACAGCGAAAATATGCCCGGTAAATCTACAATCGAAGAAGGCCTGAAAAAGTTTGGTCTTTACACCAAGCTACCAGTCCGAAAGGATGTGGTGCTGCCATCAGGTAAATACTTGGTAATGTCCGACATTCACTTTCCGGAGCATGATCCACTTGCAATCCAAGCATCTTTGGAATACGGCAAGGAAAAAGGTATCACAGGCATTGTGCTGAATGGTGACATTATTGATATGTATATGGTCAGCCGCTTTTTGCAGGAAACCAAACGGCCCAGCATCCGTGAGGAATTGATAATGACACGCGGTTTCTTCCAGTTGCTGCGTGAGGAATTTCCAACCATTCCGATTTGGTACAAGTTCGGTAACCACGAAGAAAGGATGCGCCACTATTTGCTATCCAATGCCCGTGCCATTGAAGATTTGGATGGTATCACCCTTGAAGAACAACTGCATCTTAAAAAATATGATATTAAAGTAGTGTTTAGGGAACGGATAAAAGCCGGGAAACTTGACATTCTGCATGGACACGAATTTCAAAAGTCAATCATGGCTCCCGTTAACCCTGCAAGGGGTGCATTCATGAGGGCAAAATCTTCGCTGCTTATCGGCCATCACCACCAGACTTCATCACACCACGAAAACAACTTGAAAGGTGATGAGATTGTTTGTTTCTCCACCGGGTGTCATTGCACACTTACCCCTGAATACAATCCCTACGGCTACATTAAACAAAATCACGGTGGTGCTATCGTGACCGTGTTACCTAACCGAAATTTCCACGTAGAAAACTACCGCATAATTGAAGGGAGAGTGTACTGATGTTTCACACACCGCTTTGCCTTGAAGTAATTGCAGGGGATGAGTTTGAAGAAAAGCTCCTTGAAATGGGCATTGCACCTTCGGAAGTTGATTTGTACTCAGAGCCGACTTTTCCCGTGTGCTTTTGGAGGTTTGACTGCATGATGCCCGACAACAGAAGCACAGCAAAAAAGCCGCTGACCATAATCGTGTGCGGTGAGTTGACATATATTGTCAAGTTTTCAATGGAGCATCTTATCAATTTGGTGGATGTCCACCGATAGTTTTTACGCAAAGCATTGAGTAATTTTGCTCAATGCAATGAGCAATTTTACAGAATTTTGCTTATCCGAATGTGCAAAATAGTGTGAAATCTATGGTCTGCCCTGCGTTAAAACGCTTCACAATTTCAAACCAATGCTTATCAGGTACAACCTGACACCCTGCTGACCACTTATTTACCCAGTCACCAAGCCCGGCACGATGAAAGTTTATGCCAAACAAGCCGAACTGCGTCACTTTTTGGTCAAGTTGTCTGTCTTTTGTACCATCCCGGTAGATAGTAATGGGTAAAATCTGCTGAAAATAAGGCGCACCAAGCCACAAATTTGACCATTTTGCACCCGTTACAAAGCGGTGTGAACCGACAACCTGCTGTTCAGTAGCTACTGCTGTGCCGTTTATCCCACCAACGGTGAGGGGATTGTACACATAAAAGTCACCTGCGGTGGTGGAAGCAGGACAAACATACACAATTTGGCCGTATTTGTACACTACGCAGTAATCTTCAAACTTGTTTGTCAGCTTGTCATCTGTCCGCAGCCATACAATCCCGTGATATTGTGGCAACCATTTGCGTTTTTTCAGCTCATTGGCTATGTAATTGGCGAGTGCTTCGGTGGATTTCGGGCCGATAACCCCATCCGCTTTTAGGTTTGCCCCGTTTTTGTTCAGTAGTTCTTGTAGTGCTTTCATTTGGCTATGAATAATAATGATGATAAGATTGCGATATTTCGCCACGCATTTCGTTTCCTACGCATTTTATTGTTATCTGTGGCACATTGTACCAACTGCTCATTTTGAGTGGCTGTAATGGCTTCTAAATGCGTTATCGCACTATCCTGTAATTTTATCACTTGCTCTTGGCTGTAAATTACCACGCTATCATCGGATATAATCTCCCAGCATAGGCGGTTTTCGTCAATCAGGGCGGCAAGTTTTATCGTGTCCTGTTGAAGTTCGGTAATGGTCAGGGTGTCGTGGACATATTTTGTCCTAATTTCACGGATGCGTTTAACTTTTTCAGGTCGGTTAACCAACAACACGGCATACTCGTTTTTGATGCTGCCAATTTCGGCTTGTAAACTATCTATCAGTCCTGTGTCTGCCTGTGGTTTTTGTTGTGTCGGGCAATGCCCAAAGACAAGCACAATGCCAAGTACACCACAAAGCACAAAAAGCCAATCACTTAGTTTCATCCTCCGCAAAGAAGTTAGTCACGAACTTACCCACCGCACCGCACACTCCTGAAATCAGCATCAATTTGGGATGGTCAAGGTTAAGCCCGGCAACGAACAAAGATGCAGCGGCAATGCTATCACCTAAAACCCTGAAACGCTTTGGAGTGGGTTGGAAATAGTTTTTGAGTTTCATCTTCCTTGTCCTCGGTATGGTTTTGCTGACTTGTGTTTGTTCGCTGACTTCGTGTGTCTGCCCAGTTTCCGTTTTGATTTCGGTTGCCATTTTACTATCTCCTTACTTTTTGCCATGTTTGAAAAACTTATAGATGCCGATGCAGGATAAAACAAGGGCAGCGGTGAAAGATAGGAATTGAATTAACGGAAGCAACTTTGCAGCAGCACCAGCAAGCCATAACAGCCAACTACCTACGATTGTTTCAGTTTCGTGTTTCATCAGGGGAAGGGCGGTGCAGGTTTAGGAACGTATGGAATAAGCGGTAGGTTTTGCACCCACATACACAATGGATTTTCGCATTGGTCGATTTCTTCAACAGAGATTACCCACCTATCGTCATTGTCTTGAATGGGGTTGAAGAAGCTGTCATCCATATACCATTGGCCGATGAGTAAATCTTTGTCAGTTTCAGTCAACAGCCCTACATATTGGCTGTAATTTTCGGGGGATATTTCGGATAGTTTATACATTGCGTGAAAGGGTTGTTTGGTATGCTTGTACTGCGGTGTAAAAATTAGCTGCTTCGGTGTCG